GCAGGCGCGTAGCCTGCTCTAGCGAGGTCCTTACCTTGCTTCTGTTTCCAGCCCTAGTTTGCCGGTCTCCTAAAAGGGAATGCTCATATGGTCTCTCGTACCCGCACACGCGATGGTCGATATCTGAATGGTGGTTTCGTCGATGACGTTAACCACAATCAGATAGCCTTCGATTATGCGAACGTTGGACTGTATGAGACATGCAAAGATACTGTTGGAGAGCTTGACGAGGATAACCTCCTCGACATACTCACCCAAGAGAATCGGCGCTGGTTCATTAGTGGGAAACATGAGCACCCTGTGACGGGGGCAATACGGTATTATACCAATATGCCCGTCCGCGGAGGGTGGTCTGTACCACCAAGCTTCCCAAGCGGTTTCGGCGGACTCTCCACTGGAGAGTTGTCGGACTTAGCTTGGCAAGCTCTCGGTCGCACGAACCCTAACACACCACATGTGAGTGTGCCACAGTTCGTCGGCGAGATGAAAGACATCCCTTCATTGGTCGAGGATTGGGGTGGCAGCCTTCTTAAGAAGGTAGCAAAAGGTTATATAACCTGGCGCTGGGCCATCCGACCCATGATCAATGACGTCATGAAGCTATACAGGTTTCAGGACGCTGTTAATCAGCGTATGAAAACTCTGCGAAAGCTTCGTGATGGCGAGACTCTGAAAAGACGGACGTCTTTGGGTTCTGACGCGACAGTTACGCCCTGGGTTGGAACGGTTATCCATTCCAAATCAGGGTTAGTACTGACGGGTCAAAAGCGTGAGCACCACAGCTATAAGCGGTGGGCGACGGTGCGCTGGAAAGTGCATCCGTCGGCGGTTATTCCAGAGGATGAGAGCGAGCTGAGAAATACAGCTCGTCGCTTAACCAAAGGTCTAACCTCGCATCAAGCGCTAGCCACGGCCTGGGAGTTAACTCCTTGGTCGTGGTTCGCCGACTGGTTTGGTGGTTTCGGTGATATAATCAACGCAACCAACAATTCCGTGCCGGTAACCCATTCTGACGTGTGCGTGATGCAGACCTCTCAATCTAAAAGAGAGTACCGCATCAGCGAAAGCCAAGACCCGAATGGACTTGTTCCCCTAGTTGATAGGGGTAAGCCCATGTTCGAGTCGCGCACGAGGAAGGAAAGGCGTGTAGCCTTCCCTGTCCTACCGTTTCAGGCAAACTTCCCGCTTTTGGAAGCGGGAAAATTGTCGATCCTGGGATCGTTGGCGGTCCTAAGGACATCTAAATGATGTCTATGGATCACTACCCTTTCGCATCGTGCGGCAGGGTAACACTTCGATTTCAGGAAAGGTTCCTCATGTTTGGTGACACAGTTGGATTGACGATCAATAGCGTTTCTGAAACGCTTACGAAAATCAATCAGGATGGTTATTCGTCGGAGTATCTCGAGCGAGACTCCACCTCAGAATTGCGCTTCAAGATCCGTCACTCAAAAGTGACGGTGAAGGGCAAGTCGTATGATCGCCACAACGTGGAGATCATCGAGACCGTATTCGCTACGGCCACTGAGGACGAATTCCAGAGGAAAGCGTATTTTGTCTTTGAGACTCTTCCCAAAGATGGAAACGCGGACCTCATGGAGGCACTCGGCACGTTTGCCGATGCAACCAACCTCGCGAAGTTGATCCTGTGGGAGTCTTAACTCCTTACATTTTCTTCTTCGTAGCAATTATGCCACTTGACGACATGGGACATATTATTAGGAGAAATCCTTATGTCTAGGCGTCATGTGGAGGAACTGGTAAACGTCTACCAGCATCTTTTCGAAGATGCTAGTATGACGTTCCCGGAGCTGGCTGGAGAGTTCGAAAAGGACTTCTCCCGTCTGCTACGTCTTCTACGTGAGAGAGGTCTTCAGTTAATTACTGTTGATCTCCCCAATGTGGGAAAGGTACTTGATACCTGTCTCGACATTGGCCAGTACATCCGATCGGGGCTCCCTCTGACGAAGAGGGTCTCTAATCGTGTAGCTGTCCCTAAGTTTCTTAGGGGCCTCTACTTACTGGTCTTTCACGAAGACGGACGCTTGAGGGATGACTGCAATGTCGAGGCAGTCCTCTTTCTACGGCAGTTCCTGTACGTAGGTAAGAAGGTCAAGCTCGACTGCAGTACTCATAAAACCCTCGCAACCGTGCGAGAGTTTGTGAGTGTTGATCAATCTCTACCCGAACCAGAAGAGGTCTGGGATGAAGAATGTCCTACCGAAAGCGATTTTGACATCTATAGTGGCTTCAGCCACTCTAGGTTGTACAACTCGCGGATCGATGGAAGCTGCGGTAACTCCAAGTTACCTTGGAGCCCACAGCTATCAACCGTCCTCGCCGCGCTGGACTTTGTGTCCGGCGCGGTGGCCAGTACTCTCGGCGGCTACTGCTACCGAGACTACGGGTTCAGGCACGGCCCAGGAGCTATTGCCGAAACAACCGGTCCAACCAACAAATACTGTTGGCGAAGCTGGTCTAATCGGCTCGAAAACGCGTTCCCAATCGCGGACTGTGGATACCACAACTACGCGAGTTGGGCGAGTAACGCAATGATTGACTTCGAAGAGGACTCTGACGAGGAGCCCAAGTCGAGGTTAATCGCAGTCCCCAAGACGCAGAAAGGTCCACGGTTAATAGCCGCGGAACCTTCTGCCCATCAGTGGTGCCAGCAAAACATCTGGCACTACTTTTGTACGAGAGTGCAGAATACCTGGATCGGTGACTATATTCGCTTCCGCGATCAGTCGCTAAACCAGGAGCTATGCAAACTCGGTTCAAGGGACGGCGGCCTGATCACTGTGGACTTGTCCGCAGCATCAGACCGCGTTACTCCACACTTCGTAGGGCAGCTGTTCAGGTCCAATCGACCTTTACTGCTTGCACTACAAGCGTGTCGCACCCGTCGCATGGAGCAACAGATTGACTACAATAGTCCTTCTGAGCTCCAACTGAGAAAATTCTCAACGATGGGTAGCTCCGTTACGTTTCCTGTACAGTCGATAGGATTCCTTTGCATTTCGTTGGCGGCGACCATTGTTTCACAAGGTCTCCCCCTTAATGCTCGGACATTCGACCGACTGCGAGGAAGCGTGGCCGTCTTTGGTGACGATATTATCGTACCAAAGGTCAGCCGGGCTCTGCTGTACGAGATCCTGGAGTTACTTGACTTCAGGGTTAACACCGATAAGAGTTTCATGGGAGATTACTTCCGTGAATCTTGCGGTGTTGATTCCTTTATGGGTGTCGATGTGACACCAACATATTGGAAATCTCCATGCAGCAGAGGACCCGAGTCCATCGCGAGTACAGTCGAGGTTAGGAACAACTTTCACAATAAGTTCTTCCTTTCCACGGCGGCGTACATCGCATCGACAATACCATGGGAATTTCCGATGGTACCGATGGACTCTGGTGCCGTTGGTCTTAAGTCTTTTGCCACCCCTCCTCCTAGCGTCGTTAAGACGCGATGGAATGAGGAACTGCAGAGGATGGAGGCTTGTGTTCCCGTGTTTACTACACGGCAACGCAAGACGCCGACCAACGACGACTCTGCGATACTTCAGTACTTTACTGAAAAGCCAGACCCCTATCAACAATGGGAGTCCGGTTTCTCGCAGAGGCCTAAGACGTCAATACGTCTCAGGTGGGTACCTTTCCAGGACCTCAGTCTTTTAACTGAACCTGTAAAGGATGAGTGCGGGGCCTGCCGGGATTAGGCGCGCACACTCGTAAGAGTGAGCGTCCCTCCCGGTTTTGCCACGCATGTGGGGTAAGCGCAG